TAAGGAACCTTGTGTCCCTTGGGTTCAGGAGGAGGGCTATCATCAGTCTCTTCCTGTGAGGCTACTTGTGGAGCAGCCTCTACATGCTCTTCTTCCTTTAATGAGGGTTGCTCTTCTTTAACGTCTGGAGTAACCTCGGGAGTTTCAGACGGTGCCTCTGATCCGAAACCACCTTCCATGGCAGCTTCAAATTCGGCTCGTTGCTCATCATTTAACATTGTTTTATCCTTTACGTCGATGGACGGTTAACAGGGTTTTATGAATCCCAGAATCATTAATTCCTATATGCTGTATCAAGTACAGTACTAGGGGTATTATTCGAATTCATCCTATCCAGTCTTTCCTGTATAGGATCGTAGAATTCTTCTTCGTTATTCTTATATAGTTTGCCAGTGGCTAATTCCCACTCTAATTGTTCTCTGACTCCTACTGGTTTATGTTGTTTTTGTTTTTCCTCTTCATAGTCAGAAACCTGATCTAGACCTATAAGAGCAAGACCCGTAGCAAAAATCATATCATCATGTTTGCCTTTATCTGCTTCAGGCTTTCCTTGCTCATTATATACAAACGTATTCATTTCACGTTTGAGATTTTCACACTTAGGATCTAACCACTGAGAAGATACCCATTGGTGCAATCTACTGAGCAGGACAGGACGAGATTGCTGAGTTGTAGCGAAACCTAAATGCTCGGACCAGCGACCAGAGATCTTATCGTATTTCGTTCTACGGAATTGGTGAGGATATGCCTCTTCCTGTAGAGTCTCTATAACTGCTAATCCATAGCTGTTGGATTCGACAACAACCAATGGGTTATATTGTGCAAGTCCCTTGAGAACTTGATTACTAAATTCTCTGAGAGGAACTCGATCGTAGAAGGTTGCAACCACTTTTGCTTTCTCCCTATTGGTAACATCAATGATTACCATTGAAGAAAAATCACCAGTGGGAGAACCAGAAGCAGTATCAGCACCTGCAACGTATGTTCGAAATTTTTGAGGAGCTTCATAAAATTGCCATCCTATTTTGGGCTTTGAACTGACTTGAAAAGTCATTGGGAAAAATTTCTTACCTGAAGTAACAAAGGCTAACTCTGCTGAGATTGGATATTCCTGATTCCAGGTGTTCATGTTGTTGAGGCATTTACCTCTCAGTGTCTCACCAAACCAGTTTGCTTTTTTGGAATCCAGTTTGTGAGTGTCGATATACTTTTTCTCAATCTCATTGAACTTGATTTTTTTCTGGGAGATATACTCTTCTCCGTCTACCCAACTAATAAATAGTTTCTTAAATCCGTTAGTGTCCTGCCAAATCTGTTGAGCATCATTTAGACCATTTGCTGTAGTCTCCAATATAATGTCAGCATTTGGTGTGGCTGTCTGGAAGACTGCCTGGATTGTACCCTCTATATTCTCGTAGAAAGCAAACTCACTGAGATGTAGACTATTATACGTGCTACCTCGGAAACTGTTAGAGGAGGCAGATCCTACCTTGATATAGCCACCGTGGAAGAAGACTAGTTCATTGACGTTCGCAGCCTCTGTCTTAAACTTCAAGAACTTGGGCAAATTAGTGTAATAACGTTTATAAATTTCAAAGATAGTCTTGGCTGCATCCCTGGTATGGGCTATGACCGCAACCTTGTGATTTGGTGTGAATAGGCACTTATGAAAGAGCCTAGCAGCGATTATAGTAGTTAGCCCTAGCTGCCTAGCCTTAAGGGTATATAGCCATGGATTATCTTCCAGGTTATATAAAAACCTTTGTTGGGCTGTATTTGGTTGTAAAAGAACAAGCTTACCTTTCTTGTCTACGATCTTCAGGTATCGATTACAAAAGTATTCAAAGTTATTAGCACACTTTTTTATTTCTAACTGAAGGTTTGATTTCATATATGGGGTTGGTTTTTAAAAATTAGGTCCAGTTCACAAGTAGCATATTGACCCTACTATAATGTGCATAACACACTATTTTCCTATCACACTATATCAATGATGACTACTCTATCATTCTCTGTGTCACTATGTGTCTCACTGTGTGTGTCTGTCCCACTACCACACTCATACCCTATGGGTTCTGAGGGATACACTATGTTTACCTTCGGTGGCTGAGGGATAGCTACCATTATATAAGATAGATTAGTAGTAGTATTATTAATATAGTTCATTAGTCTTCTTCATCTGTAGATAGTATATCTAATAGTTCTGCTTCATAGTCTGACACTGAATCTAATCTGTTTATATCTGCCAATAGTTTAAGGGCTTCTAACTTAACTCTACTCTTATTAGCATAGTGTTTCTGCGCATCATCGTTAGGGGTATCTAATACTAACTGTAGTATAAGGCTACGTAAGTCTGACGAACTAACATCTGGGGAAGGTAAAGCAGCTATTAAGTCTGCTAAAGTGCTATGTGGTTTAGGTTTATTAGACATATTATTAAATTACTCTATCGATAAACTGGAACTGATAGTTTGGGTTTGTATCGACTACATATAACATAACGGATATACGGGATATACGGTATACGAAAGGGGAGGGGATTAGAACTGGTAGAATAATAGAAAGCCTATAACGTTACCTAAACCAAAGCCAAATATGCCATATAAGCATAGGTTAACCCAAAATTGCTGATTGTTATTTAGTTCCATTGTTATCTCTATTCCTTATGATAGCTTTTAATGTTCTTTGTATTGCTTCGTCTTCTTTGCGTTGCCTTTCTGAACCAGCACACTTTGAACATAGGCTGTCTTTCTTTACTGCTACTTTATAGCTTACTTTATTTTTATATCTCTTCTCTACTCCGCATAATCTACAGTGACGTATTAGCTCACTCATTTGGGTGTCTAGATAAATCCCAATGGCTCATTTCATTATAGCCTTCGTATTCCCACATAGATTCTTTAACAGACTGATGGTGTGTATCTGTAGTTATCTTCTCTGTTACATCTACATCAAACCCTAAGAAACTGTACTCAAAATCCTGACAGGAAGCATAGTCACATAGCTCATCTACATCCATCATATATAATCCTACAATGTCATCACCGTTCTGAACTATATCTGTGTCTATCTCTAACTCTACTCTAACTGGTAAGTTATTTATTTGTTCGTCTGTGATTGATAGTTCATTGTAGTCCCATATAATATTTGTTACATATACCTTCATTTCTTTTTATCCTCGGCAAAGTTTAAGATAGGAGGAGGGTTGTTATCCCTCAATCACTATCTCTATTCTTATTCTTTATCCTTCGCTAATTTATGCTTAAGCCATCCCCATATCTTTCGTTTATTCTTTTTCATTACTCTCTCTCCTCAATACACTGGTCAGTAAATTCTCTTACACTATCTACCATATGTTTATCTGATAGATGAAAGAACTCTAGATGTTCTTCGATGATACTTACAAATTCATTGAAGTCGTCATTATCTATTACGCTTCTTTCCATCCACTGCTCAAACAGATGTTCCGTTACTTTAAATGAATGACTCACTGTTGCTCCTCTTACTTCCTCTCCTACTCCCTCTTCAACCAACACCATTCTATTACCGTCTACTCTTACGATACTTCCATCACTTAAAATCATTTTAATTTCCTCCCATCTTGAGCTTTACATTCCCCTGAAGGATTTCCTCTGTGGATTCATAAGCCGCATCAATCATAGCATCTACAAACTTATTCCATTCCTCTTCGTTCTTTACTTCTCTGCCCATCAATTCCTCAAACGTTTCCTCTGTCATCTCCA